CCGGTCGACGGTGTGCGCAGCCTCGGGGTCGTGTTCGATCTCGACTCCAGCCAGGGAGCCCTGGCCGGTGCGGTGAAACACGACGGCGGGGTCCATCTGGAGCTGATCGACATCGGCGCGGTGAACCTGGCCGCGCTCGCCGACTGGCTCGAGGGCAGGTGGCGCAACATTGGGATGATCGCGATCGCCGGCGGTGGTACATCGAAGGCCTTGAAACAGGAGCTCCGGAACCGGAAGGTGCCTGAGCGTGTGCTGCGGGTCCTCACGACACCGGAGTACTTCGCCGGCAACGCGATGCTGCACGACGCGATCTGCAACTCCCGGAACGTGACCGTGCCGGCTGGCCAGCCCAGTGACGCGCTCGAGCTGTCAGTGAAGGTGTCGGACCGGAAGATCACCCCCTCGGGGTGGCGATGGATCTCGACCAGCCCGGACGGCGACCGGCTGCCGATGGAAGCCCTCAGCGTGGCGTTGTGGGCGGCGAGGACGAACAAGCGACGCCCCGGGCGATCGGTGAAAGCGAGGTGAGCCAGACGTGAGCACGTGGAACTTCGTGATGCCGTTCGCGGCCCCCCAGGTGCTGGGCCTGGCCGACGAGGACCAGCAGGTCCTGAACGAGCTGGTTGCCCAATGGGCGGCAAAGCGGGCCCGTAACCACGAACGCCTTGTCTATCTCGATCTCAGGACGCGGCTGAAGGACCTCGGCGCCGCGCTGCCGCCCGAGTTGGTCTCCCGGCTTGAGGTGGTGGTCGGCTGGCCACAGAAGGCCGTTGACGAGCTCGCGAGCCGGATCGTGCTCGACGGATTCGCCGGCACTGACCAGAACCCGCTAGGCCTCGGCGACCTGCTCGCAGACAACCAGTTCGCGATCGAGTTCCCCCAAGCCGTCACCTCCAGCCTGTCCCAGTCGCTGGCGTTCGTCACGACGACCCCGGACCCAGACGTCGAGGTGCTGCTGCAGTTCCACTCCGCGCTCTGGGCCACCGGGTTGTGGTCGCGTCGTCGACGCGCGCTGACCGCAGGCCTGATCTTCCTCGAGGCGGACAAGCTGCAGCGCCCCACACGGCTGCTGCTGCTCGTCCCCGGCGAGGTCGTCGAGTGCGCCGCGGGGGCGAACGGCTGGTACATCGAGGCTGTGACCCCGACTGGGCTGGGTGAGCGGATCCCGATGGAGCCGCTGCCGTACCGGCCATCATTGGAGCGCCCGTTCGGTCGCTCCCGGATCGACCGCGGCGTGATGTCGATCACCGACCGCGCGATGCGCGGAGCGGCCCGCCTCGAGATCCACGCGGAGCTGTTCTCCGCGTTGAAGCTGATCCTCCTCGGCGTCGGCGAGGACGCGTTCGAGAAGTCGCGCTGGTCCTGGTTCCTCGACCGGATCAACACGCTGACCAAGGACGAGGACGGCGACCTGCCGAAGCTGGAGAAGGTCACCGCCGAGTCACCGGAGCCGCACATCGCGGTGATGCGGCAGCTGGCGGCCGAGTTTTCCGGCCACACCGGTGTACCGCTCGGGTCTCTGGGTATCGCGACCGACAACCCCGAGAGCCAGGGCGCAAAGCAGGAAGCCCGACAAGACACCATCGGTCACGCCGAGGGGCAGCACCAGGTCTACGGCGCCGCGCTGAAGCGCGCGTTCGGGACGGCGCTGATGATCCGCGACCGCCTCACCGAGCCCCCGCCAGAGCTGCGGGACGTGCAGCTGGTGTGGCGGCCACCGAACCGGCCAACCCTCGCGGCCGTAGCCGACGCCGGGGCGAAGCAGGTCGCCGCCGTCCCAGGCCTGGCGGAGACCACCGTCGGCATGGAGCTGATCGGGCTCACACCTCAGCAGATCGAGCGGTTCCAGCGAGAACGCGCGGAGATGGGTCCGGTCGGGATCGATCGGCTTGCTGACGTGATCGGACGCCAGGCCGGTGATGGGGGGCGGACGTGAAGACAAAGGCTGACGCGCTCGGTTCCCTGATCCGTGCCGGTGTCGCTCCGGCGGATGCCGCGGCCCGGGCCGGGCTCGACGACATCGAGTTCACCGGCGCGGTGCCGGTGTCGCTGCGTCTCCCGGAGGCGGACGCGACGAAGCTCGAAGGCTAGCGCCGTGGCGCTGTCCGCGGCGGCACTTCGGGAGATGCTGAGGCGTTACCGGCTGGCGCAGATCAACAACGGTGCGGCCACCGCCGCACTGGTCCTGGAGCTGGGCCGCGAGCTTGCCGCCGGCAGGCTGACCCTCGACGAGTTCGAGGTGGCGCTGCTCGGCGCGGAGAAGCTCGGTTTCGACGCATCCGCGGGGATCGCGGCCCGGCACGTCGCCGAGCTGCGCGCCGCGCACGGCGTCCCGCCCGGCCCAGTAGTTCGAGCGGAATTCGACCTCGCCGAAGCCGGTGCCCGGGTCGTCTCGACCATGGGCGCGCTCGACCGCCTCGACGACCCCGGCGCCCGGGCTCGGGCGATCGAGAAGCACGCGGTGTGGGCTGATCGTGGCGCGAAGATGGGCGGCCGGGAGACCGTGGAGCTGTCGGCTTCGGCGGCGGGCCGGCGCTGGCGCCGTGTCCCCGACGGCGACCCCTGCACCTGGTGCGGGATGCTCGCGACCCGCGGCTACCTCGACGACGGCTACACCTCGGAGAAGACCGCGCTGACCACCAGGCTCGGGAAGAAGTACCACAACTTCTGTGGCTGCGTCGCGACCGAGATCGTCGACGACTGGGAGCCAACCGAGCAGGAGCAGCGGTGGATCGACGCGTACGAGCAGGCCGCCACCGACGCGGTTTCGGCCGGTCTGCCGTCGACGCCGGACACGATCGTGGCGAGGATGCGCGAGGCCGGGACCTTCAACGACTCGCCATGGGCGCGCGCCGCACCGCGCGGCGACGAGACGCTCTACCGCCATGTGCTCGACGGCGACAAGAAGGGCGGCGGGCACCGCTACACAACCCGGCGGGCGAACAAGACGGTGTTCCCCAAGGAATGGGACGACGAACGCATCATCAAAGCGATCGACCAAGTGACGACCTCGCCCCGGCGTGTTCAGCGACGTGGTCCGTTCCTGGTCGCCGTCGGCGAGGTGGACCGGGTACGCATTGAGGTGCGACTTAAGGTCAGCACCGGAGAACTCCAGACGGCCTATCCGATTGACGGCGACGGCGTAGCGCGCACGAAACTGGTGGGCGGCGTGCTGGAACATCGACCAGTGCCCTATGGCCGGGTCCCGCTGGTAGGCTGGTGACATGTCAGCCGAAGTAGTCGAGGATCACGAGGTCGAGGACCTCGCATTCGACCTGCTCGCCTCCGTCGTCGCGGACCTCGATCGAGCAACCCGCTCGGACGTCACCTCGCTGCTGTCGTACGGGGAGCCCGGCTCAGCGCTCGACGCGCTTCTCTACGCGATCGACGAAGGCCATCTCGCAGCACCTGCTGCGCTGGTAACCGAAGCGCGCCGGGCTACCGCCTAGCCGCCGACCAGCCCAAGCCCGCAAGGACGTCCTTGCGGGTTTTTCTGTGCCCCGCGACGGGGCACCCAACCTGGAAGGAGCCCGCGATGGGCCCGTTTGTCATGCCCGCTGACCTCGCCGAGATCATCAGCATCCACCGACAGTTGTTCGGTGGGTTCGTGATGGAGGGCCCCGAGGACCCACCAGCCGATCCGGCTGCCGACGGCACCCCGCCCACCAACGAGCCGCCCGCGACGGGCGACGAGGACGGGCTGGGCGAGGCCGGGAAGAAGGCCCTCGCGGCCGAGCGGAAGGCTGCGCGCGACGCGCAGCGCCGAGCCGAAGCCGCCGAGGCCCGGCTCCAGGCTATCGAGGACGCGGGCAAGACCGAGCTGCAGAAGGCCACCGATGCCGCCGCGAAGGCGCAGCGCGAGGCCGAGCTGACCCGGCAGGAGCTGGCGCGCGAGCGAGTCGCACGCAAGCACCAGCTGTCCGACGACGACACCGCGCTGCTGTCGGGTGATGAGGAGCAGATGGAGCGACTCGCTGCCCGCCTCGCCGCCGTGACCCCGCCAGCCACCCCCGGTGCGCCGAAGGCGCCTCCGGTACCCGGTATCGGGCGCGTGCCCGAGACCCGCAACATCCCCCTCGCCGATCAGATCGCCGCCGCCGAAAAGGCGGGCGAGAAGGCCCTGGTCGCGACTCTGAAGGCGATGCAGCTGAGCGCTGCAACGCCCTAAATCCTGAAAGGAAAACACCATGCCCCGTATTGACGGAATGGGAACCACCTACAACCTGCCCAACTACACCGGCGAGCTGTTCGGCGCGTCGCCGGAGGACACGCCGCTGCTGTCGATGATCGGCGGCCTCACCTCGGGTGAGTCCGTCGCGTCGACGCTGTTCGAGTGGCAGGGCTACGACCTGCGCGACGCCGCCGACGACCGTCAGCGCCTCGAGGGCGCCGACGCGCCCGCCGCCGAGGAGCGCACCCGCTACAAGGCCTTCAACGTGCTGGAGATCCGCCAGGAGGCCGTCTCCATCTCGTACACGAAGCAGGGTGCGACGAAGCAGCTGAACACGAGCGGCGCGGCCATCGTGCAGCTCGGGAACACGCAGCTGCCGGCCAACGAGTTGGCGTGGCAGCTCGCGCAGCACTTCAAGCAGATCGCCCGCGACGTCGAGAAGACGTTCGTCACCGGCACCTACGCGAACCCGAGCAACAACGACACCGCACGCAAGACCCGCGGTCTCCTCGCTGCGGTCGCCACGAACGCGCTCGCCGGGCCGACCTCTGCGACCGCTGCGGGGCTCGACCCGTTCGGCTGGGATGGGGTCACCGCCGACACGATCGGTGACCTGATGCAGAAGGCGTGGGAGAACGGCGGCCTGCAGGAGGGCGAGACCCGCACCCTGATCGTGAACGCCCGCGGGAAGCGCCGCCTGTCGAAGATCTTCATCAAGGACGCGAACTACCAGGAGTCCACCCGGAACGTCGGCGGCGTGAACGTGCAGACGATCGAGACGGACTTCGGGAAGTGCAACATCATGCTGTCGCGGTACATGCCCGGCAACAAGATGCTCGCGCTCTCGCTCGAGGACCTGAAGCCCGCGTTCTTGGAGATCCCGGGCAAGGGCCACTTCTTCGCCGAGCCCCTCGCGAAGACCGGCGCCTCCGACAAGGTCCAGATCTACGGCGAGATCGGCCTGATCTACGGCAACGAGCGCAAGCACGCCGTCCTGACGACCACCCCGAAGCCGTGATCGCCATGACGAGGATCACGTGCACGCAGCCGTCGCTGTCCATCCCACACCTCGGCATCCACTTCATCGACGGGGCCGCTGAGGTCGCTGACGAGCAGCTCGCCGAGCTGGGCGCCTATCGGGTCCACGGCGTGGTCTTGCCGGGCGACGAGCCCGACCCCGAACTGGTGGCCGAGGAGGCCGACGTCGTCGAGGCACCGGAGGCCATCGAGGACGAGCCCGAGGCGAAGCCGAAGACGACTCGGAGTCGCGCGGCGAAGCCGTTCGGCTGAGAGGAGGCCCCACGATGCCGTTCCCGGAGATCCCGTTCGCCACGGTCAAGGACCTGGAGGACCGCGGGCGCACGCTCCGCGAAGACGAGAAGCCACGAGCCGAGAAGCTCCTCGCGGACGCGTCCCAGCTAATCATGGACGAGTGCCCGCAGGCCGCGAACCGGTCAGCTCTGACGCTCGAGCGGATCGTCTGCAGCATCGTGAAGCGGGCCATGACTCCTCGCCCGGTCGACGGCGCCGAGTCCGTCCAGCAGGGCGCCGGGGCCTACCAGGCGACCGTGCGATGGGCGAACCCGGATGGGGACATCTACCTGTCGGGCTCGGAGCGCCGCTCCCTGCTCGGCCGGGCGCAGCGCGCGGGCAACATC